TAAAACTACCTTGCGCCCATAATTTAAACTTCACTTCAAATGAGCAACGAACAAATCAAACGCAGGCTCCTGTTCATCATCGATGACGCGAGCCGTTTACTTCACCACCTAGAGTTAGGCAGAGACATGAGCGAATTCACAGGCTTTGCTGACGATGGGTACACGCACCTGTCCAACATCCAAATCGCATCCAACCTAGAGGACACCGAGTGTGATGCATGGAAGAACATACACTCCATGGATGCAAAGACCTTAAAACTTATAACCCTTAATTTTTCAAAATAATACATTATGAACTTAAAACAATTCAGCAAGCAGATTGCGACCACGGGTGGCGCAACCTACAACATCGTAACAGGTGACGTGCCTACATCGGGCTATGCAGCATCGACCAAGGGCCATGAGAAGGTAGTAGAGATTCCATCGGAATGGGACTCGTATACGAGCGGAGAACGCGAAACGTTCATCAGCATGCATGTCCTCGATTTCATAGCAATCAACGGCCTTAAACTAGAAACCGAGTGGGACTACATGGGAGCGTGGACGGACGATGGCAAGATATACTTCGACGTGACCCGTGTGTTCGATGAGATGTACGATGCAGTCCTGTTTGGTATACTCAACGAGCAGCGGGCCATCTACGATTTCAACCGAGGAGAATCCATTGAACTGCCACAGGGCCAAACGCACGGCACGATGACTCAGATAATGAACTACGCGAAGATGACGGCTACAGCATTAACCCATAAAATTCTGACCAATGCTTAATTCAAACTTCCACAACACTAGCTTCGGTTCCTTCATGAAGGGACTTGCCAAAGATACTCCACACTCGAAGGTTGTCCTTCGGGTGGTGGAGGATGACGAGGACGGATTCGTTTCCGTGTACGCATACAACCAATTCGGAGACTATCTCAACGCTTTCTCCTACATGGACAGGTTCGAGGTAGACGACGACGCGAGCGAGGCAATTAACGAGTATCAACTAGACATCGAAACAACTAAGTAACATGAACGAAGAAAAAGTAATCAACTTCATCCAAGAGCAAATCATGGATGAATGGCGGATGGTCATGAACTATGAAGCCCAACTTAAAAAGCCGGAATGGGAGGGTGACGAAATCATATCGGCTTACGTGGCCAACTCCAAGGACCGCATCGAAATATTGACAATAATCCTTAACAAGTTTGAACAATGATTTACTACAACAGCTATGACGATTGGAAACTATCCAACCCTGACGACGACGGACACTACACCGAAGAAACGAATGTGATTGGAGAGAATGCCTACTTCAAGTATTCAGACGGCAGGCGTTGGGTGTACGGGATGCTAACCAAAAATGGTTGGGACATCCGCATACACAGCTACCACAGAATACCAACGATTGACATCGATGAGTTTGAACCTACGCAAAGTGAGTTCGATGACACGCTGTACAGGGTGCGTATGAACTACACTCAGTTCGTCTACATCGAGCAGGGTGAGTTCATGGAGCGGTACAACACGGCTCGTAATCTTCTAGATAAACTGATGGCCGATGAGACGGGTAATTGATTACATCGTATTTACCCTGATGATGTGGCTCTTAAAAGATATTGACAAATGATTATAGATTATCGCGCAGGTGATGAAATCATCTGCATCCGAGACCACTCTCAAGGAGTCGTCAAGAAGGGAGAAGTATACACCGCGCACGAGTTGAAACGCAACGGGTGCGGGTGTGTACTCCTTGTTGACGTTGGATATACATCTGACAGGCCGTTCACCAAGTGTCCTGCCTGTGGAATGAACGACGAAAAGACCGACAATGTATGGTGGGTCGATGCCCGTTTATTCCGGAGACTACTCACCCGATCTGAGGAGGCTGACCTCGCAGATGTCCTCGCGGAGGTATTCGCAGAGGAGTTAATTAGTCTTAATTAACATGGGAATAGCTGATATCATGGACGTTTTACTATATTTGCAAACTACATGACAAGATTATTCAAAACCAAAGACGGGTATGAAATTATCAAACATTCGCGTGACGTTTATGCAATCATAGGCAAGCACGTGAAGTACATCGGCAAGGTTTCACCCAACTACAAATCGAGCGGGCAACTGCTCAAGAGTATACCAAACGAAATCAAAACAATCTTCTTTAACATCCAACGCAATGACTGAACGAACCTATTGGGTTATCTCGATTAATCCTGACCTTACCGGCAACATCGACACGTTTTATACATATCCTGACGCATGGAACTATTGGCGCAACATGAACCTGACGCCTAATGGGATGATGTATATGCTCATCGAGAATCCTGACGTGGCCGAGCAGTTCTGCAATGAACACAACTTACAATTTATAAACCAAGTAACACAACAATCATGAATTGGAATCTCCAACAACTATGGAATGAATGCGTTTATTCCCAACAGCGTGCGCTTGAGCCACGCGATTATTGCTATGCATCAGAAATCGGTCAGCCACTAGTTGACCGCTACCTGAAGATGAAGGCGGTGACCCCGACCAATCCACCCAACATGAGAAGCCTGCGTAAGTTCGAGGCAGGTAACCTAGTGGAGTGGGTAGTGCGCTACGTTCTAGAGCGTGCAGGAATCATCTTCAACACACAGGAACGTGTCATGGTCGAATACCCCAATATGCTTCGCGTATCAGGACGTATTGACTTCCTAGCCGGTGGCCGCATCAACATCGAGCGTGCCAAGGAGGACATCACATCGTCTCACCTGCCGGAATCTATCCAAGCATCCTCCCTGTACATTGCAGAGAGATTGTATGAGAAGTTCGGTGACAAGGAACTAGAGACAAAGGTTCTTGAAATCAAGTCCTGCTCATCGTTCGTCATGGACATGATGGAGAAGACTGAGAAGCCTATCAAGCACCACCGCCTGCAACTCTTCCACTACATGAAGGGGCTTAACCTCAATGGCGAACTCGTGTACATCTGCAAGGATGACCTGCGTATGATGTGCTTTCAGTATGAGCCTACCGCTGAACTCGAACAGGAATACCTTGCAGACCTTGCGGGTATCACCCAGTACTTCACATCAGATACTCGACCGCCTCTTGAGAACCACATCGTGGTTGAGGATGGCAAGTTCAAGAAGAACTTCGGCATCGAGTATTCAAACTACCTCAAGTTCCTGTACGACTTCGATGAGCCGCGTGACTATGCTGACTCAGTCAAGTCTCAGGTTGCACGTTGGACTCGCGTCATCGCACGCTATGCCAAGGGTGAAAAGATAACCGCCAAGAACGAAGAGGTACGTGCCGAGATTGAGGCCGCCGGATACAACTTCAATCAGATTGTAGAACAAGCCAAGAAGTTTGGCGTAACAGAAGAGGAGGAGGAAGCATGAAACGAGAAACATTCATGAGTTGTTGTAAACGGATGAAGATATCATCCAACAACATAGACGCAGCATACAAACTCAACATCGACCTGCATGAGTTCATGGACGACGAGCATTGGGTGGTGCAACACCTTTGGAACGCCATCCTGACTAAGGAAGGATACGATTGGTTATCATGGTTCATGTATGAGAAGGCGTACCTGTACGAACTCAGAGAAGACATGAAAGCACATGACGAGCATAAGAACGAGATATGCAAAGACCTCGATGGTCTGTACGATTATTTAGTAACCAACAATTATTTTAATACACCAACCAAATGATTATCGAAACACTTTACAACGTAGGGGATATGGTATATTTCCTACACAACAACATGGTAGTTTACCATAACATCTACAAGTTAGACATCGGTGTGTACGAAGGCCACATCAACACATACCTTATCTTCAGGAGCGGAGACGAAATCATCGTCAAGCATCAAGACAATGTGTACCCAACACTAGAAGAAGTAATCCAATCAAAACCACAAGCAGCATGAAAATCCTAGTCCAAAAGAACATCCCGATAGAAACAACACGGGAGACCAAAAGCAAGTACCCATTCCATGAAATGGAAATTGGCGACTCATTCTTCATCAGGTGCGATGCAGAAACCATGACGAGCAAACGATCGACAGTCCTGTCCTCATCCGTGTACTACGGCAAAAGCAGCGGCAAGAAGTTTAAGTCACGCACATATCCCGATGGTTTTAGAATCTGGAGGGTAAAATGAAACACAACGGAGTAATCACACCACAGGGGGCATTGCGAATCTACAATCGCCCCCTCTTCGATGAAGAAGTCAGAGCCATGTCCCGTGAAAAGGACTTGGCTGTGACCATCGAAGTCAAACTGAAGAAGCGATTCCGTTCTGACGTACAGAACGCATACTACTGGGGAGTCGTCGTGGCGATGATAGTGGAAAGGCTCAGGGAGCTTGGCCATGACGTTGACCGCGACCTCACGCATGAGTTTTTGAAGGGAAGGTTTCTCTACTCCGAGCTGACCGACCCGACCACCGGTGAAGTGATGAAAATCCCACGCAAAACGTCGGAACTTGCAACGGAGGAATTTATGGAATACATTGAACACGTCAAGCAGTTTGCTGCCGAGACGTTGGACATCTACATTCCCGACCCAAATGAGCAACTTGAAATATAAAATCATGACAATAGAACTAAAATCAAAAATAATAAACGATAAGTATACCCAATATGTATACGACACTTTTGACATTCAAAATCAAGAAGAGACATCCGTTTCCATACCAATGGATTTAGGTAGTGCCAAAACATTTGATTGGAATATAGGTTTGATATTAGGCGGAAGTGGATCTGGAAAAACTACCATACTTAAAAAATGCGGCCAACTAAAGAAGGTTGAGTTCGATCAATACAAGCCTTTAATAAGCAACTTTGATTGGCTTGAACCAAAAGACGCAACATTGGTGTTGACATCTATGGGCTTGTCTTCTGTGCCTACATGGCTTCGTTCGTTCCATACACTTAGCAATGGTGAACAATACCGAGCCACCTTAGCTTATTTGGTGGCTTCTGCTAAAGATGGCGAAGTAATACTTGTTGACGAATATACATCCGTGGTTGATAGGGATGTTGCAAAGGCCATGAGCTTTGCTTTGCAGAAATATATTCGTAGAGAAAACAAAAGAATCATACTTGCATCTTGCCATTATGATATATTGGAATGGTTAATGCCGGACTGGACTTGCTCACCACAAAAAGGAGGCGCACTCGAAAGGTGCGACTATCTTCGGCAAGGCAGACCACAAATCACATTACAAGTTAGTAGAGTCGAGGTTGAAACTTGGGACCTCTTCAAAAAGCATCATTATCTAACCGAAGAAGTAAATAAAAGTTGCAAGTTTTTATTGTTTGAATGGAATGACAAGCCTATTGGAATAGTGGCAATAATAAATCAACCAAGAAAGGGATGCCCAAATGGATTTGCAATAAGCAGAATTGTAATCATGCCAGACTTTCAAGGAATGGGATTGGGTGTTAAATTATCAGAGTTTTGCGGAGGACTGATTAGAAATATGAGCGGATTATGTTTTATTAAAACCGTAAACCCTGCGCTAGGCGAGTATTTTAACAAAAGCAAAAATTGGAGGCCTACATTAAAAAATGGAAAAGTAGGTAACACTAATGATGATAATGCCAAAAATAGGAAAACAAGATTATCCTATTGTCATGAATACATTGGAGCAAGTATAAGTGGATATGAAGATTTATTATTGCCTATATCCGAAATGAGAAACAAAAACAATCTCACTCTTTTTTAACTCATTCAAAAGAAAAGACAGAGAAAAGAAACAAGTCAAGAAGAAACCTAAAGAGAAGAAAAGAAAAAGCCTCCCCCCGTGAAAAACAAACTACCCCGCCCCACAAAGGGGCAGCTACCCGATCCAACATACTCGCGTATGAAGTTTGCCTCTTGCACCGACAGGGCTGATTCGGATGGTGGGGAACGGGTAAAAAAAAGCCCTCGTCTGGCTGGACCGAGGGCATTTTGATTTGAGATTTTGATTTCTCAATTCCCACATTTCACTGCCAGCCAGACACTGAAATGTGAGAACGCAACAAATGTATGGCGACTGCAACACGGAAGTCAAAAGAAATAATTGCATTAACTACACACGTAAGTTATCTTTGTAACATGAAACAACAAATCCAACAACTAATCGAGTGGCACAAAGCCACTGACACCCCAATTCCAAACAAAATTACTGCGCTTGATGACGAACGTATAACCCTCAGATTCGCTCTGATGGAGGAAGAAAACCTTGAATACATCAGGGCAAGAAGTTATTCGGACATAGCTGACGCTTTGGGTGATATGCTATACGTCCTTGTGGGTACGATCGTGGAGCATGGCCTTCAGGATAAAATAGAGGCCATCTTCGATGAGATACACCGCAGCAACATGACCAAGGTCGTGGATGGCAAGGTAATCAGACGAGACGATGGGAAGATACTTAAGCCGGAGGGATACGAGAAGCCAAACCTTAAACCAATATTGGAGGACGCAATATGAAAAAGCAAACAGCAGTAGAATACTTAATTCAAGAAATAAAAAATGATGTATTTGTGCATAGCAAAAGCACTAAAGAATGGAATCATATATTTCGACAAGCCGAAGCAATGGAGAAGGAGCAGATTAACAAGGCTTGTTATGATGGGTATTATAAAGAGGATGAAAAATACACTTATGAATACTACAACGAAACATACGGAGGTGACAAATGAGTCCAAAACAAAAAGCAAAGCAGCTTATAGATAAGTTTGAATCACATTCTTTCATGGATATAGACATGAGAATAAGCTCTTATGAGTCAGCTAAACAATGTGCTTTGGTAACAGTAGATGAATTAATTGAACATACAGATTGGACAGAAGTAAATTTCTGGCAAGAAGTAAAACAAGAAATACAAAAGCTATGAAAGGAACATTAATGAAAACAGACGATGGTTGGGTGGTAGAATACTTGGTAGATGAAAAGACACCAGTAGGACATAAGTTTTGGAGAGAAACACTTCCACTACATCCCGACTTTATTGAAATGATGGATACTTGCTTTACATCCAAGTTTACACATGAGATAGAGTTTGAGATAGTGAGGTATTGCAAAAAACACAATTCAGACCCATCTAAAAGCTCTGTATGCACATTAGATTGTGGATATGAGGAAGTTTCTTACGCCAAACTAATCCATCATCCCGTTGACACCAACAAAATGATGGAGCATATTGGTGACGTCAACGAAATGGTTAACCATGTTCCTGATGTCGGGAAGATGGTGTCTAATTCTGAGATAGGTAAAAGAAGATGGGATGATTGGGATGAGTTTAACAAGAAGGCTTGTTATCCAGAGGATTATCAAAGTGCATTTGCCGATGGATTTACAAGAGGTGCTAAATGGGTAAATGAAATAGCCAAAGAAACTCTATATACAGAAGAACAAGTTAGGGAAGCTATGAATTGTACTGTTTTATCAGCTAAAGCAAAAGAAAGAGTTATTCAATCACTTAAACAATCTAAACAATGAACAAGATAGAATTTGCAATTAGAGATTGTGAAGAGCATATCAAGAACCTGCAAAACGAAAAGATGATTCTAAATGCGGAACTTGATGCCTTTAAAAAACAACTGGGTATTCTTGAAAGAATTAGAGACAACAAGCACATCCCACATGATGACCAGCATAAGCCTGTAACCCTTGCTACTTCTGTGGATCAGCTTGAGATGCTTAATACAACAACTTCACAAGATGACAGATGGACGTTAACTACAAAAAATGAAGGAAGTGACAAATGAGCGATAAACCAACATTAGAAAATTGTTCATTTACATTCGTTCAAGAAGGGAACTGTAACGGGACAACAGATAAGTATGAAGAACTAACAATAGAGTGTGAATCATCACTTGGAATTGACAATGATAACGGGTGCTACTATGTCTTAAAAACTGAAACAGGATGGAGCATAGACAATGTTAATGACTTACAAGAATTATTGGATAGGATTAACCGAGTAATTAAAGAAGGTGACAAATGAAAAATGTACGCATAGTTAAACGAACAATGCCAGACGGAAGGGTCTACTACTTCTACCAAATAGAAAAGAAGTTCCTATGGAAGCGTTGGTGGGCTGACTATTACGACGCATGGTATAATACAAGAGACCTGTTCCATACATTAGAAGAAGCAGAAGAACACTTATGGTATGTACAAGAAATTAAACCAATTGACGAAATAATAGAAACACATGAAAGCAATACTTGAATTCAACCTTCCTGACGATCAGGAATACTGGGACATGGCAGTCAAATCCCGCGAGATGGCCTACGCGCTCAACGACATCAGAAACTACCTCAGGGGTAGGGTAAAGTACGAAGAGATGCCTGCTGAAAAGTGGGAGACCTGCGATGAGATTTACCAAGAGTTTTTCAGATTACTTGAACAAAATAATATAAAGCTATGATAAAGATTTCAGACAAGCCATCCAAGAAGGTGGAACACTTTACCGGAACGATAACAATGGCCTTTCCGGGGTTCGAAAACAAGATTTGGAACTTTACGGTGTTGCGTACAACGAATGGATCAACTACTTTTGCTGTACAGGCAGACTATGAGCAATTCAAACAATACGTCGAAGAGGATGAGGCAATTGATTACTTTGCTTCGATACTCGAAGAGACCGTCAAGGCAAACTTGGCTAAAGAACAGGCAGAGTGGAAGCCTACCGAAAAATAAGATAGCTTATGAAGGCGAGGAATAAGAAGTGCAGAATCTGTAGACAGGAGTTTATCCCCAAATACAGCACGATGCAGGCAACGTGTGAGAACATCGAATGCATGATTGCTTACTCCTCCAAGCAGAAGGATAGGAAGGTTAAACGAGAACTGAAAGAGATCAAGGAACGTAACAAGTCCGTGTCTCAGTGGAGGAAAGAACTCCAGCAGGTGTTTAACCAATTCATTAGGCTTCGAGACCAAGGGAGGGGGTGTATATCCTGCGGGAAGAAGCTACAGGGGAAGTACGATGCCGGCCACTATTTTAGTGTCGGCTCGTACCCCAACCTGAGGTTTCATGAGGACAACGTACACGGCCAGTGTGTAGAGTGTAACCAACACAAGCACGGTAACCTGATCGAGTACGGCATCCGGATTGAAAGGCGAATAGGCAAGAACGCATTAGAGGAATTACACTCCCTGAGGAATGACCGCCTGAGCCTTCCTCTTGATAAGATAAAAGAGTTGATATACCACTACAAGGACAAAGTAAAAGAGATAAAAAAATGATAGATCCACCAACTTGGGAAGACCTAGGTTACGCTAATTTTGAATAATGGACAAGACCAAGAACATATATACCTTAATCATCCTTGCACTGAGTGTTGTGATCCTGTTCGGAGTATTCTTCATGGTATTCCGGATGGGAATCCTTCACACGAGTTCAGAGAATGAAACCGTGGCCATAGAAAGGCTGCATGAAATCAACGAGAAGTACATCGCGCAGATGGACTCTAACCTCATCATCGTAACGCAAACCAAGGCAGCCCTTGACTCGTTCATGGTGCAGGACGAGCAGCAGTTTCTGATTGAACAGGAGCGCATAGAGAAAGCACAAAAAATTGTTTCACGAATACCCCGTATGTCAAATGACTCGCTCAAAACTTTATACGTTAACTCTTGGAATTATCTTCTCAATGAGTATCGTACTGGACGCTTGCGCCCAGCCAACTAACGCCCCTCAGATGCCTCGTGAGGCTCAGGAAGTGATCTCTGCCGCTGCGGAGACTATCAGGCAAGATAAGATGACCATCGAATCACGCTCACAGCGTATTCAAATGATGAAGGATCAAATCGAAGCCGCACAGATAGCCCTTGATTTGGCCATCAAAAATGGCGACCTATGCGAGGAGGTTCGTCAGAACCAGTTGGCAGAGATTCGCTTCCTGAAAACTCAGTACACGGACATGAAGAAGGAGATGAAGAAGGAGCGTAGAAGAAAAATATTTTGGAAATGTACATCGATAGCCCTTCTTGGTTTTTCGGTGTATTCATTGTTGTTATAGTTGTTATTGTTGGTTAAGGGCAATCAAACGTGGTTGCCCTTTTCTTTTTGAAAAAAATTGCGTAAATTCGCCACGCATATCAAGTTAATAAATCAAATCTAATAAAAATGTCAAACGTACAAAAGGCACTAGAAATTCTAGACTTACCAGAGGAGTTCGCTCAGTATGACGGACAAATCAAGACTCGTACCCAGCGTCAGGCTTGGATCTACGAGGTAACAGACATCTCATCGTCGCCAACCCGTGTGTACTACACGATTGGATACGACAACGACAAGACCGACGCGTTCGGTATGTACCCACTCAACTACCTCGCTAACTCAATCCACCACATGGGATTTGTTTACGAAGGGACAGACGAGCAGGGAGTAGCTACCCTAACCAAGCCCGGTAAATTCGTTAAGCACGAAGCACCAAGCGGACTTGCCGGACAGAACGTGTACTACGTGTGGACTCAAATCAAGGCCAGTGAACAGGGTGTCGACTATATGTTCGAGCCATACGAGACCACATGGCAGGGCGTAGCAGACGACATGAAGGACCCAATGATCCGCATAGGATATAAGGCCCGTCTTGTGAAGAAGGGAGCAGATGGCAAGCCATACGTTGCTTGGACATCCAAGTACGCCATCAACCCTAAGCGCCGCATCCGCCGTGCTGAGTTCCTTCAGATGATTGGAATCACCTTGGAAGAGTTCATGCACAAGACTCGTTGGTCTTGGAGCCGCGTTGCTACCAATCCAGAGACCCACATCAACAACATCTCAATGGACATCGAGCAGATTGGAAACGATCAAATCAAGAGCGTGTTCTACATCAACGGAGTGGACGCTCAGACGTTCAACTACAAGACCCTTATAAACTCGTTTGATAAGACCTACGATGGATATATGTGGATGTACCGTCTCAACAATGGCCCCGGTGCGATTACGACCGACAACGTGTACGGAAGCACACTGAACATTGCAATTAATCCTCAGGCTGACTCAACCATCAAGGTTGCCTCAGGCGCGGTGAATACTTGGGATAATAACACAAAGACTCTGACGTATAATCCTGACCTAACTTACGATGCTCAGGTTATCGCTTACGCTGAGTTCCTCCCTGCACAGGGCAAGAACGAAAACGTGGGCCGTACCTACAGCCTCGAAACGCACGAAGAGACTTTGTTCTAGTGTTTTTGATGTATAGATTGCAAACTGGGGGCCTTGCGCCCCCTTTTTGTTATCTGAACCTCTCAGACTTCTTCCACCTTGTGATGTGGGTGTTCTTGGATAAGGGCCGGATCTTCACGTAGACCCCGTCCCGTGACCGAGAATCGCGCATCCCTTGCTCGTTGGTGTTACCCTCTATCGTGCGGATTGAATGCTCTCCTATGCGGTCTACGATGCCGGTGTGTCCGATTCCTTTGAACCTTGAGTTTCTAAAGTTTTGGTATGTGTATGTGGCAACAAGGACATCGCCATCATTAAAGCTCTTATAAAACTTTCCATCGGTGAAGATTACGTCTTTCTTGTTGTATGCGGTAGGAGACCAGCCTGTTATGGTGTTCTCGATTCCGCACTCGAACAGCATGGCCTTAACGAAAAAAGCGCACCAAGCCGAGCCAGCACGCCATCCTTGCTTATATAGTAATACTTGTAGTTCTTTATCAGTAAAGCCTTGGTTGTTGCCCCCCTTCTCTTTTACTCCGACAAATGAGGCGGCAGTGGCGCGGACACAGTAACCGTCATTATCAGCCACAGTATAAACAGGAAGCATAAGAACAACCCAAAGTAAACACAGACGTATAAAGTTATTCTTTGCCATGGCGTGGAAGCGTATTCTATTTCTCCCTTGGCGTACTTCGAGTAGAAGTAGTTCTGTAGCGTTCTAAAGTTAAAGAACCCACCAAGGAACACCACAAAGTTACCAAAAATCATGATAAGTGCGGCAAGAATTACCTGCTGAATGTACTCGATTGAGATGAGTCCGTCGCCGAAATACTCAGCGCTGTAGGATCCGGCGAGAAGGAAAAGGAAGAACGCGACTGGGATAGACCACAGGCCGTCGAAGAGTTGGAGTTTGCGTAGTATCTTTTTCATTATTCTAGATTTGTTATTTCAGCATATTCTATTTGGGGAATATCAATAATTGAATCAGTAAAGACGGTTACATCCTGATCATTATTAATTGCTTTTGCTTGTTCAAAAACAATTGCCTTTGTTTCAATAAGATTGTCATCAAAAAGCAATGGGTCGCAAGAGTTTGGGGCAGATACCAAACAGGTTTTACCCGCGAAATCATTAAATTGTATTTGATAAATATAGTATCTCATCTTACTAAGTTAAATGCCGCTCCGTAATAATCCGCTCTAAAATCTTTGGCTGTTGTCCCAACAGTGGAGGCTATACCAAATGAAAGGTTACCCCCATAAGCACTTGCTGTTCCAACAAACTTTGATGAAACTTGGTAAGTTATTCCATCGGTAGAGTAAAAATAAACAGCATCTCTAATGTTTGCTCCACCAGGTTTATATATTCCAAGTATAACAAATGAAGTTCCCGCAACCAATGGACTTGAGACCGTAGATACTGTTCCGGCTACATTTGAAGTTCTATTATCCCAATTGGCATTAGCACTTCCATTATAGTACCATGTATATCCAACAGTAGTTTGTGTTGTATTCAACACTGTTCCACCACCGTGCATTCCAAACATAGCCTGAAAATCTTGAGCGCCTGTTCCAAGTTGAAACAATTGAAATCTTCCAACAACTAAGTATGGGAAAGTAGAGTTAACTGCAAATGAGTTATTTCCCCCTAGTCTTCTAGTCTGTGTTCCCATGAACACAAATCCTGCTGCTGAAGTCCCTGTTTGAAGGCTATATGATCCAAACGCATCTCCTTCTGCCCTTGTAAGTGAGCCAGTACCTGAACTCACTACACCTGCTGCTCCTATACCTACAGCATTACCTCCCGTACCCGTTGATGATGCAGAGGTGCAATCATCAAAGAAATCCAATCCCATTGGAGTACTCAATGCCATTTGATTCCAATATGTTCCATCATAAATAAAGGTCACACTTCTTGTTGGCATGAGCATATACGCCATGCTATTGTACGTTCGGAACCTATTTGCTACTGTTGATGAAGGCGACAAGTTCTCTATGATGATGAGGTTGTTTGCCGTGGAAGCGTTTACAATAGTTACAATCCTTCCAGCGCTTGGACTTGCGAGTCCACCAAGACTCATCATGTAGTTTGTATTCGTAGAATCTATACGAATTACTTTAACGCGATCAGATGTGCCGGGCCATCCTGTTGGCGCATAATTATCTTCCCTTGCGTTGCTTGTAGATACGGATATTTGACCTAAATCATTAAGCGCATAGTTAGGAATGTTTAATGTATTACCGCTCAATGTAGCATCGCTTGATGTCCCAGTGACTGTCAACGACGTAATCCTATTTGTATACGCCGTATTGAAGTTGGTCCAGTCCGAACTACTCAATGCACCGCGATTAGAGGCACTTGCAGTTGGTAAGTTAAATGTTTGTGTGTTTCCACTTGATGTTATATCAAAATCAGTTCCACTCGTTCCTACGGCAAGTGTTTGTACTGCTCCTGTTTGAATATTTCCTGATTTGCCTAACCCTGTAATGCCTGTCCCCGCTAAGATGCCTGCTTGTTGAGTTACAGTAAATATTGCAGAAGCTGTTGATGGTGGAGGACTACCTGCGGCGATAAATGGCATCGTTATCTGAGTGCTTGTTGCACTCCACACTAACTCATAATAATCACCCCCAACAACATCAAGCAAGTAATTCCAAGATGGCAACACGTGTCCGTTAACACCCCCGTGCTTTGCTACTACTGCCACAAATCCTGCTGATCCTACTACATCAACTCCATTCTTTCTAAGCCATATTGTTACGTCATGCTCTTGAGTGTCACTGTTTTCAAGCTGAACACTAAACTGCAAGTTATATATCCCTGTGTTTGCAAACGTGATACGGGAATCGCTTACAACGGTTACCCCGTTGCTTAAATCCATTGTACGGAATTTAATAGGATAACCAGTATTGATTACGGCAATAGTCTGAGTTAATACATCTTGATACATTGCATAGTATCCACTTGCAGGAGGTGTTGTATTAGTCCCCCATCTCAATCCGGTAGGAGTTGAGCTATCCGCAAGCAACACCTGGGTATCTAGACCTACAGGAAGCCTTGCGTCTGCCGTGTCGTATGTGTAAAGGTCGCCCTTGGTTGTGAGGGGGGATGTGCCGCCTGCATCTTGAAACTCAACCTCACCTGTTGCGGCGTCCATCAATGTTAAGACTTGTCCAGCTGTTGCTGCACCTGTCTGAACATTAGGAGTAACAGTTTTTATTCCGTCTGTATCTATGCTTATATTGTAAGTCTCAGGGGATATGGACACATTGCTATATGACAAGGTTATAGACGATACCGTCGCCTCAATGCCGCTACCAAAGCCCGATGAATTGGAAAATCCAAGACCAGCACTTAATGTTTGTACTATTACATCCGCCTTATCGCCATTTGGCTCCTCGTGTTTAATTAAAGCTGATCCATTAGCAGCGTATAATTGAGATAATAGACCCGGAGTGGATGTGCTTTCTGACGTTAAGCTAATTTTAGAGTTTGCGCCGACAGTGAAATTATTCATTTCAGCAAACGTCATACTGTGCAAATTTGATGCGCCATCAACAGTTGTGCTGTTAACAAGCGGCCCGCCCAATTGGAAGTTGTCCGTTGGGTTTTCTGTGAGACCGTTGTTGACGGTGTAAGTATTTCCGCTGCCGCCTTCTCCAACAAAAACGTTACCCAAATTATCTACATTAAGAACACCTACAGATGCACCCGCATTGTATGTCGTCCCATTAATAACCCACGACTGATATGCAGTTGAACTGTTATAGTCATTAAGCCTTACTCTTTTTGAAAAACTATGTAGTGAATTAATATCGTCCAGTATATATGTTGTTCCGTTGGCATAAGAAGTAATGTCACCCAAAGAAACCGCACCACTAGGATCCCCAAATTCAACTCTAAAAAATGGCTTATCAAAACCAGCGCTGGCTGATGTTAATTGCCCCAATATTTCAGCCTTTTGACCTATATTGTTTATGACAAACTTAGTTCCTAAATTGTAATTATCAATGTCTCCGAATCCCCATGATGCCGAACCTGAATGGTCAATATAAAAATTTCTATTACCATTCCATAAGATCTTTGATTGAGAATTGTTTATCTCTAAATAATTAGTAAGAAAAAAACCAGATGTATCGTCAATATCTCCAATTCTAACAAGACCGGATTCAAGATGCAACATTTTCTTACCCGTTGTGGCAAGGACATCTAAAGTGTATGCTGTATTAAGATTAATTTCAGTATTACGAACAAGCGGTCCGCCCAATTGGAAATTATTTGGATCAGACGTAGGGACGGTTTGCGGCTCAAGACCGTTGTTTACGGTGTATGTTTCTCCTGGGCCGCCTTCCGCCGTCAACTCACCAGTTGCACTCAAGGTAAGTCCATCACCAATGGTAATCTGCTGGAACTCCCCTTCATTAGGAGAATATCTTCCCACGAGGAACCCACTGTCCATTATAGATGTGACAGTTCCTGTGGTTTCAATCGGGTTTGGAGACGTAGTCAAAAGTCCCGTTGCGGTTACCTCTGTAACGGTTCCGCCTCCGACTATGGTCTTCTTCCACACAAGACCTGTGTTGTCTACAACAAGTGCGTAAGTGGGGGCGCTGTTAACAAACGTGCCGCTGCCATACTCGTTCAAGGTCAACTGACCAGTGCCGCTCACCTCCAACTTATTAGCAAGAGTGCCAGTGTTTATCAGTTGGAGTTGAAACTTGGACTGCTCAGTATTGTTGGTAAAGTTTGTTATCTCGGTCGTCAGTCGGCTGGCAACAAACGAAGAGTTCGCCACAGTCGGGTCATTGTTCCTGAACTGATAGTCGATGGTTGACTTGGCCAGGGCCGGATCGCCCGTGTAGTTCAAACGAAGCAGTGTATCGTTGGCCGATGAATAATCACCCTCCAAGGTCAGCTGAAGCGTGGGTTGAATAAGGTCCTGGTCGGCTACAATCTCTACAGATGGGTTGGGCCTTGTGCCTGATCCGTAGTCTTGAAACGTGGCAACACCCCCGTTACCCAAGTTGGCAACACCAAAGGGCTGCTGTGTGTCTTGACTAGCCGAACCCGACACGCCAAGAGCATACTCATTTGCTCCGTTGGTTGTAGTAATTGTTGTGTTTTCAATTAAAACTCCACCAAGGTGGAACACATTTGGATCGGCAGGGCTTTCCTTTGTATGAAGGCCATTCTCTACTGTGTATACAGGCAATGTAGCAAGTTCACCAAGACCGTTGATGTATTCCGTAGCCAAACCTTCAACAGTCACTGTGAATGTTCCATTTTCAGTCAATGGATTTGGATCGCTTACGGTGAACGCAGGAGGCATTATGAGTTCAATAGAACTTATTGTACCTGTTCCCGCCTCCACGTACTCGACGTGTCCTGCGGACGTCTTGGCAAGCACCCACCCCGTGCCAGCGGTGGCGTAGTTAGGGGTTATGATGTCGATGTATCCATTTGTAACAAGGATCTGCTGCGATCCAGCGTTAAGTGATGTCCCCGTCGAATTGGCAAGTATGTTACCGCCCGGTGCATCGATGAGAAACGACGCGTTGTTATCAAACACAAAGTTGTATCCCGCCCCATCTACCGTGTTATCCTTGTCAAGGACAGAACTTATATCCAAGGTGTCCTGCCATCCCTGAACCAGCGATCCACCAACACTCGTAAAGTCTATACAAAACTCTGTACCCTCAACAAATGGAACGCCCTGAGCATTCAACTCGATGGCTGTAAATCCCGCAGCTCCCCCCAAGTCAGTATATCCCGAAAGTTGAAGTACCGCGTATATCGTGGGATCTGTTTTGCTGAATATAAAAACCCAAGACCCATCCTGAACGATGGGAAAGAAACTCGTGAAATCTTGGTTGTTACCAGTTATATTGTTAAATCGAATTAGTCCGGGGCTTCCAGAAGTGTAATCAAATTCACCAACAATCCCACTTCCGCCTTCTCCACCATAGGTGTACTGAATAGAACACTCAGGCATGGCGTCTCCACATTCGCAACACCCCTTAAACACCGACGTTACAAGTAGCCTGTAAATCTCAATAGTCTTGGCCTGTACTACGTCCGCTGGGTCATTGAAGTTCAATGCCGTAAATGCATTGCCTCCTACCTCGGTAACAGTGTAAACGGTGAATGTAAACGCTTCGCCGGCTACTTGCGAAATAGTTATAGAATCGTATCGATAGGAAATGTAAGTCGGACTCTGCGGGAGAATCTGACTCATTGCACGGATATAGTCAGTCCCATTCAGGAACGACACTACATCGTTACCCTCTACCTGTATTTTGGTAATTATGGGATTGCTAGTGCTGTCAATCCGCTGTCTAATTGATGTCGATGCTGTAGCCATTATTTACATTCTTCTTCAGTCGCGAAGGTACAAAATTCGTCGAGACTTTTGTACATTTTCGCATACTTAGAAGAGGAGAACTTATCACGCCACTCCATCTTGACCCGCGCCCACTCTGGACCGGTTCGTACAGGCAGCGCCCGCTTTTCTTGCTTAGCGCCTAAAAAGATAAAATCGATCACAGACTTCTTGCTAGGACGCCCGCCGTTCTTGCGTTTGTTCTCTATCATCACTTTTACTTCATCGAGCTTTTCGTGGTTCGCTTCCTCCAGGAGTTCCACCATCTGACGAAGAGATATGCAAGAATCGAGCTTACCACGCGTTATCGAAACTTTTTCGCGAACGATCGGATCGCTGTCAAGAAATTTGATATCAAACCCAAGTTCACGCATAGCGAAGGTAAGGGAGAGAATGTCGGCCTTGATTTGCGCCGTTCCCCGGTTGGGAACCGAGGGGTAAATTGCGGAATGGGAGTCTGTGCGTTTGTTGTCATCTATCCATATTGATGTGGTACTAATTGCATAATCCCCAAGGCCGCGCTCAACCATAATGCTTGCGCTTGGGAAATTATACATTAGCTGGTTAATTAGTACTCTATATTCACCTAATTCATGCGGGGTGGGATCCGCTAATTTCAATTCTATCATAACTTCGTTTGTTGTGCAAATATAAAAGAAATCCCCAGACCGTTGCCTGGGGAACCCTAATACTTAAACATTATTATATCACCAAAACCGAGGCAAATATATACTCAAGATGCCTTTATGCAAAATTATTTTGCATTAATTAATAAATGTCATATATTTGCCCTGCAAGTTCGCGCACATCAGTGCAGTCGGGAGACGAGAACTTTGAGGGCGGGCTGATCACCGCCCTCTGTGTTTTCAGAAGGTATACAATTACAGAAGGGAGAAATTACTTTTGGTAGCGCTTGTTCTTGGCCTTCTTGTAGTGGCCGTAAAGAACAACGACAGAGACAGTACACGCAAGAATAAGGGACGATATTCGGAAGGCCCATTCGGCCTGCTCTTGCCATGATAAGACAGCGGCAAAGGTTGTTAATAAAACTGAACCTATTCCATCTACATATCCGTGTCCTGTCATATCCGTGTGATTGATATCATGATGCATTGCGCTTACAAATATATGTTATTTTGATTCTTCTATCTTAGCTTTTTTCTCTTTTTCTTTCTGTTCTTTGGTCTTGTAGGTAGACACGCCTCCTCCGAGGAATGCGTATGCTGTCAAGAAACCAGAAACCGTTTCAGGTTGATCTTCCCAAAGCTCATTAACAGTGCCTATGTACATAGGATAAAGGCTACCAGCAAGCTCTTCCGATAACAAAAACTCTTCGCCATACAACGTTCCTTTACCCTCTTTATCGACTTTCTGTTGCGCCCACTTAACAGCAAGTGCGGCAGTAGGTGCAAGTTTGTTTTGAACTAACTGAGCCGCTAACTCAGACCTGGTAGGAGTAAACATTCCCTGACCGAGTTTCTTAGTTTCACCCCCCTTGGTAATCGCATTCATAATCATGCGAGCCTGGAATACGACCATCTGTTGTTTACCCGCCCATGGGTCTATACGGGTATTGCCAAGGCGAATCTTCATGAAGTCTGAGCTGTACGGATCCAAAGAAACCTCTGTCTCTTCATCGTCATCGTCATTAAACTTAGCAGCCATGAGTGCAACCATGGAACCTGTAACGGCCATATAGGTCATGAAGTCGGCCATGGCCATCTTCTGGGCTACCGATGGCTTGTAAGTTCCCTTCTGTCCCATCTTACCGAAGTGATAAAAAGCAAATGGAGTCATGGTCTTGAGGACAGACGCCCAGTTGCGAGGAGAGAAGAACACGGTAGAAAGCACCTTTGAAGCCTTGCCCTCAAGTGGACCTAGAGACGCCCTACCAGTAAGGGTGTTGATTACGTCAGCAACATTCTTGTACTCCTCTGTGTTGTCATTGAAATTCTTTCCCTCCATCTCCAACTTCTTCATTCCGTCCAAGTAACGGAGGATACGAATGGTATTCATGTAACCAACCGTAGCCCTTTCCAGTGCCTTGAATACATTGAGCTGTTTCCACTTTTCATAAGCCTGACCACCCATCAACTTGACTGGCCATCCGGCGTAGTCCCACATGAAGTTTACCCATCCACCCAAGAACTGTTCTTCCTGTGCATTCAACCTAGCATCGAACTCAGACAAAGCAAGTTTTGACTTCTTCATTTGCTCGTAGTATGGCTGAGTCTTAATGAAGTCACCCCATTCTTTCGCCTTCTTCTCGCTAGCAAAGTGTTGTATCGCCTTGTAGAATGCTCTAGCGGCGTTGATAGGATGAGACAACGTTTGGATACCACCTTGGATAAGCAAGAACGAAATTTCACCCGTCGCCATAAGTGCGCGTGGGATGTTCCATATCTCAAGCAATGCATCTCGGAATTTCTCGAACTTGGTTCTGTTCTCAAGCTCCATCTTGTACATCTCGGTATCAAACTCGTCCTGCAAGTTCTGCTTTTGTACACGCAGCTTGGCGAGTTCCTCATCTTCAATCAGTGGAGTTGGTTTCTTCTTGGAGAAGTTACCAGTATTAAGTCTTTCTTGAAGTTCCTCGATTCTCTTGGCCGCACGTTGCTTGGCCTGATCCAATCTCTTGGCGTTCTTGATGCCGCTAGACTCTAACAGATTTTCAACCTGCTTAATCAAATCCTTTTCCTCCTGCGTCTTCTTAGCCTTTTTCTTAGGATCAGTCTCGGATGCGATGCCAGCCTGTAGGTCCTCGATCTTTGATGTGAGTTTACCAATACGCTTTAGGGCATTGATTTCGGCTTGAATGTCATCCGAAGTCTTGGTGACTTCCTTGCCGTAACCAGTAATAGCATCACGGATTTCGCGGTCCGTGGCGTTGGGATACTTGTCAGACAGCATGGTCTTTACAGCAGCCACAAGGTCGTCCATGTTATCGATACCCGACTCCACAAAGCTGCGGATCATGCCCGATGGGATCTGGATTTCTCCCGGAGTTTCCTCAGAGAACACGCCCTCCACCTGTGCGCGAACGGCATCCTTGTCTGCGCTATTGAGTTTCTTGTACCAGTCCTCCTGCTCAACGGCATTCATCATGGCTGCAATACCATCAGCGATCTTACCGGTTGCCTCAATAGCCTTTGCACCCACCTCAACAAGGTCATTCCACGATAATCCCTGAGTCTTTACCTCAATTACGTTACCGTTGGCATCCTTGAATTGGATGGGCTTTGTCTTTAACTTCTTGCGAAAGTCATCGGCTACAGCCTTGGCTTTCTTTGTATATGTGGTTTTGGCCGTCTGTTTTTGCTTGACGCTCGTTACAATCTCGGCAATAATGCCGTCTTCTTCTGCTTTTTTAGCACGAGCCTCTGCCTCCTTAATCTTCTTGTTCAGTTCCTTGATTTTCTCATCAAGGCTGCGGAACTTTTTCTCAACTTCCTCAGGTATAAATCCTGAGTTTTTATCCTTATACTCTTGTATCTTCTTCTCAGCAGAGTAACCAAACTTAGAGTTGCGATAGATGTCATCCAATGAAGATATGAATCGACCAGCACTTCTTGCCTTCCGGTCAAACTCATTGAACAACTGCTGCTGCAACTCAACCAAGTCAGCCATTTCCTGATCGGTCTCGGCAAACTCCATGTCCGTTTCCAACTGATCAATAAGCTCTGCGAATACATACGCTCCAGCACCGTCGTCCATCAAATTAATTCTCACCGATTGCAGCGCGGCATCAAAGCCAACATCATCGATAAACTTCTGAGCAGCTACCCTTGCATCTGTTCTGTTTTCTACATCGTAGGTCAATCCGTACTTCTCAATGGCCTTCTTAGCAGCCTCCACATCCAATCCCTTCACAGCCCTACCAAACAAAGCCTTGCGGCGTGTCTTTGGTTTTTCCTCTTCGGCTTCTTTTGCCCCGGCAATTTCGCCTTTGAGAGCATTGGCGTTCAACATGCCATCGGCAATGAAATTCTCCAACGCCCCGTCATAGAGCATCTCCATGTACTCCTCAAAGGTCATCTCCTTTGGAGTAGCATTCTTAGAAGTTTTGATTGTTACCTTACAAGGGTTGGCCATTAGAACAGTTTTTTCTCAAGCAATAACATTTCGAATTTGTCACCTTTCACGCCCTCAAGCATATTGAGTTTGTCGCTGTATTCTGCAACCGACTTGGTTTGAATACCACGGAACTCCTGCAAGAAGTCAAATGTGCATACATCCTTTGCTTCAAAAATTTTCCTCGACGTATCCTCGTACTTCTCGTACAACTCGTACTCAATTTTGTACGCCTCTTCAATCACTTCCAACAATCCTGAGAACTCAATCTGTGGCTTAGGAATAGAAGGAAGTGGTACGCTTATGTTCCAATCTACCAAGTACTTTTCAATCTTACCAGCGTGAACGAGTTCGTCGGCAGACTCAGCCGCAAAAAACTCAGCAGCCTTGAAGTAGCCTACGTTCTGACACCAGTTGCTAGCGGCACGATAGAAGTAAAAGGCATCCATCTCATCGAGATGACGCGGAACCAAGAGGTCTACAATGTTCTTTTCTAACTTATTGGGTTTCATGTCTTATTACGGGCAACCGTCGGTTTTATCTGTTATCACACCTGCGTTTTGCAGTTGCTTATTAATGTCGCTAATATTTTTGTAAATATACTTCAGTTTTGGGTCGCGATCCAAAATTTCGTCTATAGCAGCACGGGCAGTTGCACGTTCAGCGCGGTCTCCGTCTTTGAGCTTATAGTAGTTATCAACGATGCTTGCAATCTGTTCTCCAACCGGTGTAGTCGCCTTTGGCTCACTTGCCGTAGCACCAAACTCGTCTTGAAGGATTTCATTCAGCTGCTGCTTCTGGGCAGGACTCAAATCACCGTACCAGTCCTGGTTTGAGATGTTCTCGTCAACGGCCTGCTGTGGATCCATGCCCTCTGCAATCGCTGCTTCAACTGCGTCTACCCCATCTTCTACAGCCTGTCTGATTTGGGCAGGAGTGCGCTTCATCATTGATGGCTGGCCGGTTGGCTTTGTAACCAGAGCTAATACCTCGTCCCTACGCTTAACTGATTGATCATAAAAATCATTTCCAGGCTCTCTAAAGGCGGGATTCATTTTTTTGACCCTAGCTTCAAATGTGTCATTGATGAGTTTGATTTTCTCTTCAGCAGACATATTCATAATCTGAACAACATTGGCCTTGGTGTATGGTCCGAATTTATTCAGGAATTTAGAAGCATAGGCAGCAATTTCCCTGTCATTCTTTGTTCCAAAGTCCTCTCGCTTAGTTAAAGCGATCATTTTTTTCTCTCCCCACTTTCTATCAATCTCTTCTTTTGAAACAATCTTTGGAAGTCTACCCTCAGACAAATCCTTGGCAATCTCAGCAAGCTCTTGGGCTGTGAATTTGCGTGGGTTCTTACCGTCTGATCCGGTCTTGATGTTCTCGAATGTATCAAGGTCAAACAATGATTCCTGTCCAGACAATTCACCAAACTTCAAGGCCACATCACGGTACTCCCTTGGGATCACGATGTTCAAGTCGTAAGAAACCTCTGGACGATCGGGGAACTTGTAAAGTCCAATCTTGAATATGTCGCTGGAAATATTCTCCTCATTATCCTTTAAAAACTCAAACAAGCCCTCGGCAGTAACCTCATCCTGGGCCACGTTCAATGAACCGGCAGGAACCACAAGACCTCCATCTTCGTAGGTTGTACCATCGAGGTTGAGCGTTGCCCCATCCTCCGATGTTGCAGCCTTGATACGGTCAATCGTCTCTCCTACGTTACCTGCGAACTCTTTAGATGTTCTTGGAATGCCCTTAGAAGCCTGTCCTTTTTTCTTGCCACCGAACAACAGTACGCGCACACGGGCCGCGTCTTCTTGCATATTCTTAGGAAGAACCTTGACCATCATGTCGTACTCTTCCGGAGTGATGTCGCGCTTGAATTCGTTGTCTTCGTACTTGTTTTCAGTAACCTGACCATTCATGTAAACGCTGTCAGCAAGCTGGTATTCCTTGCTTGAGAACTTCTTCTTAGAAGACATGATATCACGCACCTCGGAGGCGATAGACTCAAGCTCTTGCTTGGCCTGTTCACTCTGTTGGCTTGGGAACGGAATACGCTCCATGCCCTTCTCGGCGTTCGATGTGAATGACTCTGGTTTCTCCTTTGTTGGCTTGAGTGGAACAAGGGCGTCTGCACGGAACTCAGGGACTTCTCCTGCTGGGGCGCCGGTTCTACTATATGACCACTCTCCAACAATCATCTGGTATCCATCATTCTTGGCCATGTCTGCGATTTCTCGTTTTACAGCATAACTACGGAATGGTGTGTTTTGAGGAATGTTTGATTCCGCTTTTTCACTATACCCATTTGGATCAGAATCGATAGGGTAAACTTTGTCTTTAGGAACACGAATTGCGTATTTTTCTCCTCCAACCATTGTTTCTCCATCTTCTGGACGAGTATAGTAAGATGCTACACCATATTGAAGACCCTTTTCTTTTCTTGAAGTTCTGAGTGAAAAATATCTTGTGCTATCTATTCCTTTTTGTATAGATTCTTTTGGGGCTGACGATACGTGGAAGAATACATAGTCATTCTTGTCTTCGGTCAAGCCGCTTTCGTAGTACGTATCCTTGACCAGGTTGCTGCCGCGCTTGATGTCTTTGGATGGTTGAACTGTAGGTTTAGATTCTTCATCTATATCTACCTCATCTATGGTTTCTCCCTGTTCAGATTCTTTAATTGCATAGTTGAATGAATTGCCTGCATTCTTCCACTTTTCGAAGGTTTTGTTAGCAGCATCCTCATAACTTATACCTTGAATAGGCTTGGTGACACCAAGTTTTTTGTATAGATTTTTCTCAAAGTACCACAAAATAGCTTGAATGTCAGCTATTGTAACATTTACTCCAGACCTCTTTAATTTCTTTTGAGTCTCAATAAATGCATCATACATAAATTGACGATCCTTGGCTCCGAATGGAGCGTCATTCAATTCTACATACAACTTTTTATACAGTGTGTTCGCAGCTTTTTCTGCCGGAGTACCTTTCTTATATCCCCTGTCTTCATAGGTATCGTGATCCTGAACAATCCTAGCCAATACTTCTTCTTCTGAAGCATCTTTCAATCCAGCAATTTCGCGATATCTATCTATACCAAGAGCTTCTCCTTTTTTATTATAACCTCTTGTTATCTGAGGGATAAGAGTACCTCGGTATCTGTTGAATGTTCTAGACCACCATCTGTCAAGAGTTGGATACTGCTCCATGCCACTTAAATTGGCGTAGAACATTCCGAGCTTAGGTCCGAAAATTGAAGCGGCCAAAGGAACCTTAAACGAAGCAGGCCATTGTGTATCAAGTTTCTCAAGCCCCTGAGCCTTTCTTTGTTGATTCAAATCTGATATAGATCCTACGGTCAACAGTTCTTTTTTAATTGCTTGAATGTCTCCATCGTATTTATCAAGCAATTCTTGTATGTTTCTGAAATTGACGATGTAAGACTCAGCACGTTGAGCCTTTGCTGTGGTAGGCATTTTACCAGTTTCCTTATAATTTTTATAAGCCAAACTTGCCTGTTGGAAATTTTGCATAACCTCAGTTCCATCTGAAGTTATAGCTACCAACATGGTAAACAAATCCCTTGCATTTTGATCATCTTTCATTTCCGGAAAGACTGCTGCCATAGCATCAAGTCCTTTCTGAAACTTCTCTCCATACCATCCCTTACCACTGTTTTCACCAAACTCTTCTACAAAGAATCTAACCTCATCAGCCATGAATGAAGATATGGCCTTTAATGCTTTTTCGGATCTATCATCCCTAGCTATAATACCATACAGCTCCCTTGATCTTTTCTCAAGCGCCTCTCCAATTTTTCTGGTTGTATTTACACCTTTCTTCAAACCATATTTGAGAAGACTTTCCTTACCCTTAGCAATGCTAACAGCTCTTTTTTGAGCAGCTTCAGTATATTGGAATTCTTTTACATTCTTTTTCCCTACAACATCGCTGATCTTACCGCCCTCATTCAACATTTTGTTGATCTGACCAGCTAAACGCTGAACCTCCATTCGAGGAGAGTTCGTGAGTATAGGTTTCAATCCAAGTGCCTTAGCTATGTCGTTCATGAATTCAATGAACTTCTCGCGGAAGGTAGGATTGAATTTATCTATATTGACATCCCCTGTAGCCACGCGAGCCATGGTTTCAACAACCGTCTCGTCTTCAATGCTCTCAGGACCTCTTCTTTGATACTCTTCAGAAGCGGCAATGTCGGCAGCGGCTTTAGCAACTTCAGTGTTCCTCGCAGCCTCCGCCTTGAGTCCTTCCACGATTGCCTTATATCGTTTTGGATCAGTATTGCGAATGATGTTTACGACCGGATGAATACCTTCGTGGAACACGATAGTTTTACCCCACTCGCCCTTGATCTTGTCTCGGTTTAAGATAATCGTCCCATCATCAGCCACAAACATACCTTCTGAACCACGACCTTGACTACGCTTTATACGATCGTCATTATTGTAGTCGGCATCATCTTTAACCTCTACTTTTATGCCGCTTTCAGAAAGAGATTGCTCAATTAAAGGAACGGCCTCTTCCCCTTCAGATGTTTCAAACAGTTTGGCAAGTCGAGTCTTGCGGGGAGCTTTTGGCGCGGGTTCTTCTGTTACCTGTGGAGTTACTACTTCTTCTTGTGCTTGAAGAACTCCACCTGTTGCAGGCGCTTCTTCGCTTGTGCCTTCGACAGGTTGGGTTGTGATAGATTCTTGCCCGACTCCGATTTCACTTGGTAGCCCTTGGATGTTTTCTTGATCATTGGTTTGAGTTTGTTGTGACGGAGGATTACCCTCCAAGGTTTGTAAATCCTGTTCTAATTGGGCCTGTATAGAATCAATTTGAGCGATGGTCATCATCCGGTTAGGGTCAGACTTCATTGCTGTCAATTCCTTGTACTTGGCATACAGATAATCAGAAGCGACCTTTATGGCGCTCTGAGGTGCGTTCTGACCTTGCTCCAATCGTTGAACCGTGGTTCCCACTAGTGGCTTCATGTCGCTGAAGAACGCATCAACCTCGCTAACCCCAAGAGCCTCACGCTTGGCTTGAAGTGCTTCTATCTCTAAATCTCGTTGGTCTGATGTCTTCTCCTCTTGAGCCGCCTGATCTTCTATATCCTTTATTGCCTTCGCTCTTTCCTTAGCAGTCATCTCAGGACCCTGCTTGTCGAGTTCCTGTATTCTTTGTTGGATAGCATCTCTTTGAGCCTGCAATGGGCTTGTGCGGGTAACGGGAGCGATGTATCGCTTCTCGCTTGCATATGTTTCAGCACGACTCTTGAGTTCATCAAGAACCTTGATTGATTCACCCTTGTCGTTGTAAGCCTCTATGGAAATCTTCTTCTTATTTAAAGATGCAAGCGCCGCAGGATTTGCGAAGAGCGCGTTCACGTCTTCGGGCATCAAAAACTCCTGAGATTTATCAGCGTAAGTAATAGTCAATAGGTCGGGCTTTCCGCCTTTCATGAAGTCAAGACCCGCATCCCGATACTGCTTTGCCATCTGTTTGTATGACTCAGATAGAATCGGGTCATTACCAAACTTAGCCGCGTTCCGCTCAGCTTCTTCAGCCCTAGCGGTATAAAATCCGTAGATGTTCAACTTATCTCCCTTGAGACCCGCTTCCTTTCCGGACTCTCTTATCCTGTCTGCCTTGGCAACCTGCATCAACATATCGGCTGCCATGTCCTGATCTATGTTCCCATTGGCGTAAAGCGCACCAACTACCCCACTGGCAAACTTTGATCCTCTATCGAATACCATCGATTGGATGTATTGTCTTCTCTGATCAGGAAGCGCACTGCTTAACTCTGATTTTTGTTGCAAAGCCACGTACCTATCAATCGCTTGTTGCTTCCTTGAGTTTGAACCCACCTGACCAACAGCACCCAATGCAGCAACAGGACCTATCGATATAAGCGTCTGCTTCATCTTGTCCGTGTCTTGTAATGCCTGCCCCAAGTTAGTCCAAGGGTCTTGACCTCTTGATATGTTCTCCTCGGCGATGTTCTGAGGGTATTCCTGAATAAATTCAGTACCCAATTCAATAGCACCTCCAGCAGCCATTCTAGCGCCGGCTCTCGGTATTTTAGTCAACCATGAACCTTTTAAGAATGGTAACGCATCAAGTGAATATGTCCACATCAAATCGTACTGAGATTGAAGTGAACGCTCAGCAGCCTTGTTTGCCTCGACTACGTTTCCATTTGTTCTATCGAAAGTGTCAAGGTATGATCTACCAACTATATCTACGGTTTCAGACCCCCATCCAACAAGACCTCCTGCAACCAACGGAACTATACCCATACCACCCGTCAATGCGGTGGCCGTGGCTGTAACCGTTACAGAAGGAATCATCGACCCGGCTAACTGACCGCTCAATAATTGCAGGTTCTGTGGGTTCAACCAATCTTTAAAGCCCTCTGTCTTTGCGGCAGGCATCATGAAATTCTGCTCCATTGATTCTCCAAGCACCTCAAATGCCTTACTGTCCAACGAACCTCCCCACCCCTTGAATACACCGCCAAGAGAACTTAGGGTTGATTGATAAAACCTACTCAATGGGATTACAGACAAGTCCGCTGCTTCGCCCATTTTATCAAGGGCTTCCTTTTCAGCATCTTCAAATGCCTTTGAGTATGCTTCGTTCATTTGTCTTAGCAACTCAGGGTCTTCCTTGTATTCAGATGCGTACTTTTGATACGCGGCCTTTATTTCGGCATCAGCCTTGTCTACAAGGGATTTCTTCTGAAGATCAAACTTCCTGTTGTATTTGGAGTTTATCTCATTCGACTTGCGAACGTACTCCTCCGGGCTTGGGAACTCCTTGGTGTAGTTTTCATGGTTCGCCTTTTTCTCTTCCTCCAATTGTCCCCAAGCAGATTCGTATGCAAGCCTGTCTATCTGACCAGACTGATACAACTTGGTTAGCTCACCTTGCTTTGCCTCAGTGGCTGCATTGAATTGAGCGTACTGCGAATTAAGAGCCTCTGCCTTCGACTTGTATTCCGCATCTATAATGTTGAATTCGTTCTTAGCATCCTGCTCGTACTGCGATTGCAGACCTATTAATTCAGACTCAACCCTTGCATAAGTGGAATCGTCGAACGTAAATCCTGACTCAAAAAGTTCCTGTCTTTTTTTGTATAGTTCAGGCTCGGTTGCTTTGAGTTTTTCTAGCGCTGCTGGTCTGCGTATTTCAAAGGCTACCTGATTCTTTATCTTGTTCTTCAATAGTCTCCACGCCTCTCCATCGGTTGGAAGGTTGTACTTCTCGGCTATTGCTATAGCCTCCTCGTCAACCTTATCCATGTCAATCACAGTACCTGCTGAAATCTCGCCAAAATTAGCAGTTTCCGTCTTTTCAGAGGTGTAGTTCTTGTATGTTTCGGGAGTTATCTTTTTCATCAAGATACTATCCGACAAATCATTGGCCTGCTTAGTTGCGACAGAGTGCTTGTTTCTTTGGCTCTCTAAGTCAGCCAAGTAGTTTTGGTATACAACATCACGGTCCTTGTTTCTTTCCTGCCAAGCCTGTTCGCTTGCAGGGTCAGTTGAAGGCATTTCATTTATGCTTCTACCAGAATATTTTTGATACAGGTCAGGACGTCTTTGTATCCTGTTGTAAACGACGTTCACATCTTCGTCATAAAGATCCTCCAAATCATTTACTATATCAGCACTTGATTGGTAGTTGTTCAGAGTTAAGTTGTCCTTGTCAAAGGTTTCAGTCTTCTTCTGAATTTCTTCAAGTTCCTCCGGTGTGGATGGTAACTTTACTTGAGGCTTTACAACTGTTTGCTTGAAATCCTTTTTTGCAGCCTTGATGATGGGAGTTTCGGGCATCTGTGTTGTTTCAGATGGCATCTCCTCACGTCGATATGTAATATCTTGGTACGGCTTCTTTTCTGTGGGCTGTTTTTTAACACCCTTCATCACAGGGTTCCCACTAACGAGGGCCTCGTTAATTACTTTTTGCCCAAAACTCGGCGCAGAAGGCTTGCCAGGCTGCCCGGCAGGCTCTGAAGAATCTGTAGATACTTTTTTTTTTGAAGTATCAAAATATGCCGAATGAAATGCGTTTGCGTCCAAATTGGTTAACTTATTGTCAACCATAAATTTGTGAATTTCAGCAGACTTTTGTGGGTCTGAATACGCCTTAATGAAAGAAGCCTCATCCATTTGGGTGAGGTTATTTTCTTTCATGAACTTATAGATAGGGTTACTGTCCATTAAATCCTCCTGTTGGTACACCTGTGTATGTTACTCCTGTAGGACTGGTTATTCCCGTCCTTGTTCTAAACTCGTCAAAGATATTGGGGTATCCTTGAGCATCAAAGTTTCCTTTGTTTTTATCGTAGTCAACTGTAATGGCAATCTGTTTAGCGAGTTTGGTGCCGTCTGGTTGAACTTCTTCAATAGTTCCATACCCTTTTGCGGCTACAGATCCACCGGGCTTTAGATAAAATCCATCAGCAGGAACAAAATTCATAACCGGCTTTCCATCGTCACCATAAACGTATACCGGCTTTGTTTTACCAAGAGCGATTTTGTTGACGCCATAAGATTGATCCCATTCAGGATCGGTTTCTTTGCTTTGTCCTGTAATAAGAACGTCAGGTTCCTTTTGTGAACCTCCTCCACCTCCAGAACCTCTTCCGCCGCCCCCAACAGGAGCAGGTTGCACCTTTGTTCTTGGCGGGTTTATTTTTTGACCAAGTTCCGACATTCGTTCAGCGAATTCATCAGGGGTTTCATTTGGTTTTTTTAAACTCTCGTATATCTCGGCGCCCGTTTCTGTCTGAGTTATATTTTCAAATATTACCGCCTTGTGAGCATCTTTATCGACAAAAATAGTTTCTACTCTCCCGTTATCTTTAAGAGAATCTTCCGGCATCGTTTCTTTAACAAACTCGTTTATATCGTAGTTTAACTTAAACGGATTAGACTCAATACGCATCTTGGCTCTTTGCTCTGGACTCTTGGTAGGATCGCTATAATCCCTGAGCCATTGAGTAGCATGATCTTTATTATACTTATTCGTCTTGTCGTTGTTCAAAATTTGAAACGACTGGTTAGAGTAAGTCTCGTTATCCTTAGCCCTTGAAGTCTCCTTTGCCACCTTGTTCTGAAGCTCCTTGATTTTTTTCATAATCATAGGATCTAGAGCTTCTGGATCCAAGCCCTGAGTCTTCAAATCAACTATGTAGTCGTTGTATTCGTTAAGAGCCTTGTTTACGTATTCGTAGTCAGATTGCCAAACATCCGGCATATCGTCGAGATAGGCGTTCCATGTGGCTTGCTGGCGTTTTATATCTTGTTTCTTCTTTTCCTGACGTGCATACAAATCCTTTTGCATGTTGTATACATTCTGGAAAAATGCAGACGTGTCGAATACGACAGCTTCACCACCGCCTTGTTCTCCCACCCTTCCTTGACTTGCTATCTGTGCCATTTTTTAATGTATATTATTAAAGAAACCAGAACGCCAATCATCAGGGTTCAACATTGACTTATTTGGCGACGTTTTAAAATTATACAAGCCGCTCTGATTCCTCCAGTCGTTCATATCTGTCCCGTTGTAAAAACCAGGCTGCTGTTGTGTTGGAGTATCGGGGTAAAGATAAGAACCATCAAGTCCTAGTTTATCTCTGTAACTGCCGTATGACGGGCTTGAAAAATTAAGTGCGCTTGACGTAGATCCCGCAAATCTGGGAGCGTTTGCAAAAAGACCTGACCCTCCAATAGAAGAAGGTAAGTCTGAAGCCTTGGTAAACGAGTCGGCCATAGAGCCTGCGCCTGTACCTGTACCTCCCCCTCCGCCAAAGCCACCCATAGCTGCCATCATCCCCATCTGGCCTATGCCTTGAACAGCTCCCATCGTATTCTGAAGTCCCGCCTCTCTCATCTCTCTTGCCGCTGCCGCCCTTTCATACCAATCTTGTTGCTTGTCGGCAGTCACCTTTTCTTGATATCCAGCCATAGTGCCTAATGCCCCAGCTAAATTCTGTTGACGTTGCATATAATTTTGAGCAGCAGCCAAACCAAGTTCTTGTTGCTGTTCCATGCCTTTCTCTCCAAGTTGTGTAGCAACACCAAGCAAATCTTGTGATGATGTAGCCGCACGGCTTGCACCTCCCAAGGTCTTTGCTTGTTGCATATCAATCATGTTTTGCATCAATTGCTGACCGGGCATGGTCTGAGATGCCGCCATGTTCTGATAAAGAGCAAGGGCCTTTTTAGCTTCTTCGGGTATTTGATAATTAACCCTTGCGCCAAGGTTTTTTTGCATCTCCTTGGCCTCACGTGTTTGCTGCACCCCTTTAATCCCCTGAAAGAGTGCTGATCCTCCAGCCGCTATTAATGCTAATGTAATTGGGTCCATAGTTCGCAAATTTAAGATAAAACACCCTTTATTCCAACTGAGAAAAGAACAGATGACTGATCCGCTAGTGACGGGTCAAAGTAAAGATCATGAGTCAAAGCATTTGCCCTGATATCTTCACCGTTCAACATCGCTCTATCGCTGTTGTACCAGTATCCAGTTACACCATAAGTGCCAGGCCCTTGATTGAAAAGCTCAATCAAAGTATTGTCATTTACTGTATCGTATACCGCAGACACAACTCTAGCGGAAAATATGCTGCCATCGCTTTGAATTATGGTTATATTTTCATTATTCAAAAACTGTTGATCACCAGGAACAAGCCATCCATTAACAGGGTAAGTCATTGGGTCGTAATTACTTACGGTTGATGTTCCTGTATTAAAAAATCTAGGGTCATATAAGTTTTTCCTATAGTACGTCTTGCCGTATCCTTCGTATATGTTTACAATATTTGTTGGCATTGACGTCTTCATTCCAAGTGGATAACTTCTGTTTGGCTCTGAATAAGCCTCAATTGAAAATGTATCATCAGAAACCAAAGTTATATCCTGATACCTTTTGAGCATCAATGGATTTTCATTTGATACAAAAGAAATCTTCTGAATGAATGGCTGACCATGAAACTCCCAGCTTCCAGGCTGATTGTGGAGATACATTTGATTGTTTAAACCCCATCCCACAAGTGTTTGCCCAAGGTTGCAGAACTGTTTGAAGTTATAGTCATAGGTTGATCTCCATCTCATGTTAACGTAGTCAAATACTACGTGGTCATAACTCAAACCGCTTGTAGTAAAATAATATCCTTCTACATCAAAATCATCCGGGCTTGGCAATACTCCCTCAATACCTATCAAAGTATAATCAAATGCAGGATTATACTGAACATAGTTAATCGTTCCTTGATAAACATTTCCGCTCCCTCCATTTGCTGGAGAAAAAGTGATCACTATGCTATAGTCATACAGATATTCTACGTCTCCATTGATTCTGAAATATTCAGTATCAACTATTGGAGGATTAAACGCTCCATAGGCCGCGCCGGTATAGGGGACGTCAAATCTAAAAGCAAAACCTACTTCTCCAACGGATTCATTCACGTATGTTCGAACCATTGGATTGGAACTTTCGTTGTAAGCCTTTGCCAAAGCCTTTGTTTTGGTTCTGAACTTATAGTCCTTTCCGCTATCTGGATCTACTTCACTTACTTGAATTTGGCCATTTGATCCCGAATATACAAACACTCCTGTGTTATTGTCAAAATACATCGTAGAGCCATTAGGCAAAATAGCTGTAGCGCCAGAATTAGAACAGCCCAAAAGACTCTTGTAATCAAACCACGAGGCAAACGTCTTATTCGATACACGAACCGTTGAGTCTGATCCAACTTCATTGGGGTAGAATTGAATGTAAATTGAGTTCTCCTTTTTTGGTTGAATACATTTAAGAGTCTTACCCTCACGCCCCGACATATAAGCTCTAACAACACCTCCAAACGTTGGATTCATGTCCTCAATATTGGTGTTGTCAAGTGCAAATGAAGACAAGCCGTTTACCTGGGTTCCAAAAATAAAAGAATCAGAGTGAATAGCCGTCGCCTGGCGATGAGTCATCTTTGCGTTTTGGTCTTCAACCCTTGTTCTACCTGTATTGTGGATATTACTTGACCAATAATCAGAGTAATGAGGGTCTTCGATAAAATAATACATCACAGCACCAGTACCTACTAATCCTGTTTGATAATTACGTTGCCTTACGTAAACATCTCCATACGACAACGAAAACTCAGCAGCCGTAGTCGAATTTAACGCAGTTACAACTTGATTCACATTGTTAGTCAAGCACACATACCATATCCTGGCATCAGCAACCACGCCGGGTATAGTGACGGCAGTTAAATTGTTTACTTGATTGTAAGATGTGGTTATTGTAACATTTGAAAATGAATCTGAGGTATTATCGTCATAGTAAACAAATACATTGAACGATGTATTGTTTAAATTGGTATAATCGCCTTGTATATAAAATTGAGGTGTACCTATCGCATTTGTTTCTACATATAGAATGTATTCACACGGACTCCCGTGAGATCTATTCTCTGTATGTGGATTGATTATTTCTATAGATTCAGTTATGTCTTTCCAGGTACTCACAAAAACATTTCCAGTGCTATCAACAGATGGTCGAGGAGTATATATTTCTATCAATTGACCAAATAAAAATCCACCAACAGCTCCAGGATCATCATCAATCAATGTTGTATCAAATAAGTTGGTATAAACAACCTGTCTTCCATCAACGCCTGCGCCTGAAGATTCGTAGCCTATTACATCTAACTCTAAATACGGCAAATATTGTATGCTTATAGGCCCAGGACCTCCAGGTCTTCTTCTAATAAATCTTATTTTATCACCAATTTTTATTTCATGATTAATAGTAGCGCCTAAGTTTTGAGTCACATAATATTTGTCTATTGCTATTTTATATCTATTATTTGTAACGACATCAAGAGTTACAGAGCTAATGTAATATCCACCATCGCCTTGAACAGGATTTGCATTTGTTGTGTACTGCCCAAAACTTAAAATTTCAGTAGCGGGTTTTGCAACTATCCAGTATTTAGTAGCCCATACTGGGGGTATGTGATCTATTGTAAATTTTGGGTTTATAGTAAAAGGATCTTCGGCATTTGTCAATCCTGAACGATCTATATCGTAAAACCAAGGAACAAAAAGATTCATTGAGTCAACCGTATAAACCGTACTATCCCTATACGCGCGATCTCCATATACTATCCCAAACTCATGAGTTGCTCCAGATTTTAAAGATGGAGTGGCAAGAGTTGGTTTCAACGCAGAAACTACTCTACGATATTCAAATCCAGATGGTCCACCAACAGTCGTAGAGTAATATATGCTATCGGGTTGCAGCCCAGGTCCCGCAACACCATTTGGTATACCTAATTGATTTGTAAAAGAATCTCCTATTACTTGTAATACACTCAAATTTGCATTAATAATAGACGGGAATAAAGCCGTTGCATTTTGAATGTCCTCATGAGTTACGGTATAATTTATCGGAGCATTATTACCATCCGTAAAACTTAATGTCATGCCTTCAGAAAATGCGAATACTGCATTAGGGTTGAAAGTAGCCGCATTAGTTGCAGCCAATATGTTGTCCAACGTATAAACATTAAGACCACCTATAAAACTATATTGAAAATAAAATAGTCCTTGGACATTTGTTGGATTCCAAAAAATCTCATTTATCTCATAGTCGACAGCAACATCCAATATGAATGGGGCTTCAGTTGGTTTGTCGTATCCCTCTCTAAAATTTACATAAGTTAATTGGTTCGTAGGAAGATACTCTTGACAATCGGCAACTATGGGTAATCGGTCATAATTTTTAAAAACATCTATGGCCGGAGTGGTTGCAACTCCTCCATAAAAATCAACAGTATAAAAAGAATTGCTTGGAATATTGTCTTGATCTTTATCCAATTGTAAAAAAACAGCAAATGGCGGCTCCGTCCCAAAGGCATCTTTGTCAAATTGCTGAACAGCCAAATTGAACTTGCGAATTATTTCTGGACCGGTATTGAACTGAATTTTTATTCCATTACTGTTGTTTAGGAATATCCAATTGGTTCCACTTACAAGCTCTGACTGTTGAGGAAGATCAAGATTAGAATACATTGACCAAACACCAAGCTCCCCATTTTCATAAATAGGTTGAATAATAAACTTAAAAAGTTTATTCCGCAGCTTATTGTCATTCCTTGTGGGATCGGTAAAATAACTAATCCTTGGCGGGTCTAGTGGCCATTTTATAGCATCGATCGTTTGAAGGTCAACTATTGTATAGTAACCATCAAGCGCTTTGCGAAGATTAATTTGGTAGGGTGGGTTAAATAAACGAGTTCCATCTGCCTCATACATCTGATTATCCCAACGGCCATCGGTCCACTTTAAAACATCATCTACGACATTAGCATGATAAATCGGCCAATCGCGACTAAAATTAAGACTGTTATCTTGTACGGCAAGAATATGGGTTTGACTTGTAATGTCATACACCCAAATCTCGTGGCTTAAGTCAGCCTTATAAACAAAGTAAACTATAGAATTTTCCTTTTGCCACTGAGTAGCCCCAAGTATTTGATCTTGGATAGCTATGTCAAGATTGGGAATAACGATAGTTCCACTTGAAGTCGTAACCGCCATGGCATTACCCGCATTGTATCCTAATCGGCAATACGAGAAATCGCGGTAATCCCCCTTGGGGACTGCCTGTGGCGTGTCGTCGGTGTTTATTCCGCCTTCAAAAACTATGACCTCGTTAAACTCCATTATCCTAAGTTAAATTCTGAACTTTGTGCAAGTGCGTCAATCATTTCACTCAAGCGAGGAGCCTTAACCAAAAGGTTGGCGCTCCACTGTGCAGCCTCGTACTGCATCTGCAATTCTTTATACTTAGCCTTGTCTTCGCTTCCGCCTTTATGCAAGCAGTATTCGCTCATCAAATACAAACGGAAAGGCTCGGCATAAGCCGTATCAATCAATGTATTCTCATTAACGTCTGCCCCATTTGAGAAATACTCGATTACTAACTGGCCATCAGGAATATTATGACTGAAAATAATGTTGTTACCATCTACTCGATAGTAATTTTCGTTTCGTCCGCCTCCCACAGTATAGTTTGGGTAATTGTAGAAATATCCAAAATAACCAGTAGGAAAGAATCCATCTAAAATAACATCATCATTTTGATCACTTTCACATTGAAAAAATTCTTCGGGATAGGTCAAGGATGTGTCTGGAGTTAGAGTCCAAATGCGACGGCCTGACTTCAATCCAATCTTGGAAATCCTCATACAGTCTCCTGGCATTGTAAATACCCGTGCGCCGGTATCAATCTTCCCGTAAATCGTCCGTAGACTTACATTCCCATCAAGCGGACTCTTCTCACTTAAATAGTCAATGGCCACCTGAGTCATCCAAGTAAGCTCGCGACCAACTGGGTTCTTGCCCAAACGGTACAACGCGGACGTTGCGATATATTTTATATTCTTTATTGTCATCCTTGAGTCCTTTGTGATTGAGCATCAATACCATCGTTATTCAAGTCGTCTTGGAACCCTTGGGTTGAAAGCAATTGCATACACGCCTGGAACAGCATTGTTTCCCCCTTCCCCGTTTCGTCGCTAGGGATAATCAAAACGTCGTCATCAGCCATTTGATATACGTTAGGAACCATTGTAACTGTAACGTCACCCTCTGGCTTCCTGTTGAAACGCAACTTATCCTTAAAAAGGATGGCCGCCGAGTTGTTTCCTCCGCGCAATATGTTTATGGCCGTGGCTTCTGCCTTGCTTTGAACGATGTAACCATTATCCCCAGTTGACTGGTCTTCTACGCTAAAGATCGCCATAGTCCCCGCAATTGGCTGTGGACTGAGAGTTACATAGTAACCATTGGCGTCAGTAGCAGGAGTGAAAGTGTACGGAACAGCCATGTCACTTGCCTCATAGGGATTGCGTGATACAATGTCGGCAAGGGCTAAGTTAAGTACACGAGAAATAATCGAACGAGGATACAAACGGCGCAAATCTTCTGGGACATCGCCCCCGGTCAACCTGTGTTGTATTAATTCAATGGCTTGACGTTTCGTGATCATACTTTACTTGGCATTTGAGTCTGAATATCCCACTGATCTTGGTTTCCAATTCCAACATAGGTCTTGATCATCTCAATCAAATGGTCAACACAGCTTTCGGGGTATTCAAATTCAACGCTCAAACTTGGGTCTCCAGTATTTGGTCCCGTTGTATGAACTTCTCCCGGTGGTAAATATACGGGAATTCCGTTAATAATATCGTAGTCAAAGTAAGGAACTTCAGGAGTTCTTATGTATGTAAACGTAATCCGCGTGATGTACGGGTAGATGTAATATTTGTCGTTTCTTGTAACAATTACAGGATCATTTTCCTGAGGATTGTCTACGGGACTTGTAATTGAGTTACGCATTTTAGCGTCAAACTCATGTTGACTAACAAACTCTACACTACGATAATTAGTTTCGTATCCGCAGTTTACGTTCAAAACTTCAAGATAACTTGAATTTGCTTGATACCAAAGATCAGCAGGGATTGTAGCGTAACCACCACGTTCGGGGCGTCCTTGCAGCACAGGAGTGAATGCAAGGGCTGGATATTGAGGTGAACCCAATGTCTTAATGAACGTCTGCAAGTCACTTGTAACCTCGCGATTCTTTTCAAAGTTATCTACAAGCGTGTTCAGATATCTCTGATTCACCGCGTTAATAGCCTTGTTAAAAGTATCGGGCGTAATATAGCCACCCCTCAGGTCCTTTCCGGCCCTGAAGAGGAGGTCGCTATATATTTGGCCAAGGTTAGTGGTCATTATGCAAATATCTTGATTTCAACAGTAGCATTATTCAAAATACCATCTTGCAATGTGGCTGTGTCGTAGTCATAAGTTCTTATGGCGACATATCCGGCGGAAACAGGTTCAGCATAAACAAAACCAACTCGCGACCCAGCATTACCATTGTTGATTACAACTGATGTCTTTAAATCATTAATCAAAGACCCCAACGACAATCTATACTGACCAACGCCTCCATATTGGAATGAAAACGTAGCTCCAGTGTTATTATAGACAGTCTGAACAAGGGTTGGAGCGCCTGATCCGGATTGAGTAATTCGAATTACCGCCATACTATAAATAGCAGAAACGGTTTCCGTAACTAACCCGTTATTATCTACACCAAGAAGATATTGTGGGGCGCCAGAGAAAGCTGCTGGAGTTTGGCCATATTCATTCAGTGTTACAGAACCATCAAAGTTTAAGGTAATCGCTGGATTTTCTACTCCAGAATTTTTTGTGGTTATTTGTAAATTAGAACTTTGTGTGGTTGCGTTAACCCACGTACTTTTAATATTAGACGTTGGGGCCGCTGATCCCGATGCTGTTGCTGCTGAGAATTGTATTGAAGAACCTATTCCATTGGCTCCTGCGCCAGAGCTGTTTAGCGTTTGAAGAACAAGATTAGTCCCCAAGGCTGACGAGTTTTGATTTACATTACAAAGTAGCGGAACTCCAGCTGTAGCAATAACTTCTAATGAAGTGTCATCGCTCTGTATAATAAAATCATTTCCGTCAACATCTATTAAAGTAACACCATCAAGTGTACCGCCCAGTCTAACGTCATTGCCAACCTTGTTCAGTCCATTAATACCATCAAACACAGCAAGGGCGTCCACTTGGTCTAATTGTCCCTGAACAAACCCAGATGTTAAAATAGCACTTGGAGTTGCCGGAATTTCAGAAGCCGTTGGAATTTGACCTGGGCCATAATATTCTTCCCAAGTAGCAGTACCCTGACCATTAGTCAAGCAGATGTATATTACTTGAGTCTCTACATTTTCCCACAATGCTCCTACCTGGACTCCTTGTGTTACGTCATTAGTTGACAATGGAGATCCCGGACCTACAGGATCGGCGTTAAAGAGTCTAAACTGAATTGCATTGATAAGTGTATCAATTGTAGACGCAGCGTTATTGTTTACCCACTGATAAGTATCTGGATCGCAGCATCCACATTCGCATCCAGAAGCGTCTAGTTGACCTTCAATAAGGGCTAATGTTTTGCGATAGTTCTCAATATCACCACAAGAGCGGTAATTCTGAGCCTCAGTGTAGTAGAGCAATACGTTATCTACAAATACCTGGTACTTAGAAATTCGATTACGCTGAAGTTCTGTGGCGTGAGCATTACGAAGACTTTCAATACAAGGAATAAGCCCACAAAGAGAACCCGCGCAACTAACTACAAACTCTTGGCTTCCAGATGATATATACTGAAGAATCAATCCATCGGTCTGTACCTTTTGAATTGTTTGACTCAATGAAACACTAAATGTTCCAGTAGCAAGCACATTGTTGCTATACGGAAGCGTGTTCGTTATAATCTGAGAGTTAAACGTCGGGGTTAAACTTGTCCAAGCAGGGTAGTTAATTGCAGCGCTTAGACTTGTAATTGTCTGGCCGTTTAATACAGTGGAATTTGCTACCGCCCATGTGCCATTTGTCCCTACCTCGCAGTCATATGAGAATGTTACATCAGCTGCCGATTGAACACATCCTGAATAAGTGTAAACGCCATTTAATTGTACGTTGGTTATATCAAATGAAGAAGAGCTGTCCGTATCATTCTGTAGTCCAGAAAGAGTAATTGGAAACTCGCCTACAGAAACTTCTCCTACAGATACGATTACTACCGGATCACCGCTAGGATCCATAGTTAAACTATTTCCAGCTTCTAAAAATCCGGCAAATTGGAAACTATCAGAAACAGCAGTACTTGGCAGTGTAATCGACTGAAAATCACAAAGACCTGTCAAGCGAAGTCTATATAGCAAAGTGTACACGCCATTAGCTACGTTTCCGTTTACGTCTAATGGTAAATTAAAAGCAAAATAAGGAGTCTCGCCTGAATGCTGAGACTCCCAATCTTGCAGATTTATCATGGTTGTATCATTGCTTGAAGGATCATTCAAGTCAACAATTACATCTCCATTAAAAGTAATTACACCTACCCCCTTTGCCTGATTGATATTAAGGTCAATTCCGATACCACCAGGTCCTGAGTAATTTGTTGAATCTGTTACTATGCCTCGCGGAACCACTGTGTTTGTAAGTGGATCAACGTATGTTAGATCAAACGTAAGGGTTACGGTGCTAATCATCTTTTTATAGTTTTCTTAATTTACCTAATAATTCTTCATTTACCTTGAGGTGATCAATCAGAGCAAATGCAGCCTCGCTACCCGTCTGCGCTGACTCAAAGAATGGTGATTTCAACCACTTTGTTCCATCGCCTCTACGGTCGCGAATATACCACATTCCGTCTTCATTTTTGATAAAATTCTCACTTATCAGTCTGTTAACTAACTCGTGAACAGACTCTCCCTCTAAAGATGTTGTCTGTTGAGGTTTAGATGAGCCGATAATTTCGAACGCGTTCTTTTTAAATGTCTCACTTCCGTTCTTGAGTGCGTCATGAAGAGCAACGCGGGTTTCTTCCTCAGTATGAAGTGGAGCCATTCCTAGGCCCTCTACAGTCTTTAGAATGGTTTTGTAATCCAAGTTGAAGTAAATAAGGTCTTCGAGTTCGCGAGCAGCCTTGGCTAGGCTGATTTTGCTCTTAGCCTCAATGTCTTTCTTCTCGTAATGGTATTTTACGCCCGGAGACTTATATAAGGATTTATTGTTTTCTACAATTGGGCATATATAATGTACGTAAAATAACAAGTCTTTTTGGTGAGGTTGAATGGTAAATCCATCCCCTATTTGTACCCTCATGTTTTGATAAGTAAAAACACCACCAATATTGCTAGGAGCAGAAGTTGTGTATAGCAAAGTGTATTCTGATTCTGTTTCTTTGTCGTAAAAATTTCCTCTAGACTTTATAGAAACAGCCCCAGGAGCCTGAATCATTAATATAGGGTCTGCCTCAGTGTTGTGGGTTGGTACTTTGTATGATTTTACTTTATACTCATCTTTAACACGAAGAACTACTGGGCGTTTTTCATTGAAAAAATACGGAAACTCAGTTCTTAATTCCTGTTCTGCCCATTCCGGAATATCTACAGGAGAGTTGTTGCTTAGATCAAATAACATATCGTTTTATTTTTTTGTTTGTGAAAAATAGGGAGAGGTTTCCCCCTCCCCATTTTGAATTTACTAAGATTATGCTGTGAACAAACCGTACTTGTTAGCGTTTACAAACTTGTAAGCTACTTCAGATACGATGTGAACACCGAGTTGCCATACATCAGTCTTGTTAGCTGCTGCACGACCACCTGTTTGCCACATATTCATGAATGCACCTGGCTTGTGGCACAGACGAACATACTTACCCATGTTACCAATACCATCGTCAACACCTCCATTGGTACTCAATGGAATGAAGAACGCATAGTTTTTCCAAGCGTTATCAGCAGCAGTAGATCCAACACCAAGCATGGTTGGGTTGTCGAAGATACCCATACGAACAAATCCAAAGTTCTTGTTATTGAACACGAGGTTGTTGAATGAGAAAGTCTTGCTCATCAAATCAGCATAAGCACCTTCACCCCAGAAGGTCTTCTCCATCTGAACCTTGTTAACGGTTACGTTCAAGTTCAATGGGTTGTTGGTTGTTTGTGTTTGACCTGTTCCAAACATATTTGTCTCCATCAATTGCTGCATGAATCCACTAGCCCAAACCATGTAGTTCTTTACAGAACCATCTTGTGAGGTCAAAGCCTGCTCCATTGCATAGAAGTCAGTAACATCAGGAGTACCACCAGTTGGAACCACAGTGTTCAAACCACCACCGTTAGTGTTAGATCCGCTGTTACGAATCGCATTCTCCAAACCTTGAGTAGTTTGGAACGAAGTAGCAGACAAACCAGTGTTGTAACCGGTAGCAGTAGATGGAACGCCAGTGAAGAAAGTGTTTACCAAGGCAACCTGGTGTTCACGCTGCAAATAGATGATGTCGCGTGAGTTAGAGTATGGAGTTTGAACTCCGTTCTCCAACTGTGAATACCAAAGTTGGTTGTAAAGAGCTTCTGAACTAGAAGTAGTATCGTTACGGAAAGTCTGCAAAGGAGAAGTCTTAACCGTATCGAATGTGAACTTAGAAGCGTAAGCACCACCGTTCTCAGGAGCTGAGTTACCTACGTAGAACATCAATCCAGCAGGAGCAGCAGCGCCTGTTGTGATCAACGCAGCCATGGTAACCGTGTTGGCAGCAGACTTAGCTGTGATCTGGTACAAAGCACCAGTGCTTGCGTCTCTCCAAATGTCACCAATTGCTGGCCAAGAATAGTCAACACCACCAACAGTTTGAACGTTTGCAGCATCCAAAGTTACTGTGTACGGGCCTGCGCCGGTAGCTGTTACAGTAATTGGAGCTTCCATACGAGTCAACTCAAACCAACGAACTTTAGGGTTCTTCGCGATTTCGCGGTTACCCACAGCGTTCATGATTTGGTTCATCGCATCAAAATATTCATCACCAAAAGGAAGATATGCTACCGCATCGAAATCTTCCATGATTGCATCCCAGTTGTTCTGGATGCCCCCAAAGGTCATCGCACCCGTACTTAACGGATTGATGGTGGGACTCTGTACAAATGCCATTTTATTAAATTTTTTTAATGGTTAATTATGATTTTAGCGCCTGTGACGGGAAAGGAATGCCTCGCTCCATGAGATCTCTTTGAGCGGCAGTCAATCCTTTTTGATCAACAGCTGTTTTGCCTACACGGTTTGGCGTTTTAGGCTGACCGTTGTAAACTTCTTTTACCACCTTTTTTTCGGTTTGAGCCGTAAGTGATTTAGCTATTTGAACTCCGAGATCCCCAGACTGAACCTTATGAATGAGGACTTGGTTCGTTAACCATTCACGTACCGCTTGTTTACCTTCCTTTGTGGTAGTATCAAAGGCTTGACCTAAGTAACCTGCATACTGCGACTTCAAAATCGATTCGACCTCTTCGTTTGAAACTTGTAACGAAACTTCCGTATCGCCGAATTTGTATGGGACCTCCTTTAGCTGCTTGGCGTAGGTCTCTGCCTCGGCAAGTGCTATAGACTGTCTTTCCGCAATCTGTTTTTCTGTTTGGCTCTTTAGCTCTTTCGCAAAGGTATAAGGATTTTTCACTGTTTCAACATCTTTTTTAGTCTTTTCAATCATTTCGATTGCGTCGATTGCATCAGACTTTAAAAGGGCTGTAGCATAATACTCACCTTCTCCTAAGTTATATTTTTCACGAATGGCCTCCTCAATAGTTGACTGGCCAAGTCGCTTGAATTTATCTGGATTCTTTACTGCCTCCGCAAGCACCAATGCCTTGAGCGGATCTTCCATCAAACTGTCCGGGTTAGAGGAAACGATTTGATTCGCTATAGACGAGTTAATACCCTTTTTACCAAAGGCCACAATCGTCTTAGCTTCCTCGATTCCGCCAAATGGATCATCAGCATCTTGCAACAAAGCAAGACCTTCTTCTATTTCGCGTTGCTTATGATTTAACTCATCTGAAAGGTTCTTGTATGAACGAAGCTGTTCAAACTCACTCTTAAAGGAGTCCTCATTGTCGTAACCATAAGCAGCAAACCAAGGACTTTCCTGTGGCGCTACTTCTTCATTAACCTGTTCGTTTACCTGATTGGTTACTTGTTCGTTAACCAATTCTTCTTGATTGTTCAATTCGTTGTTTTCCATATGTTTTATACTCTACCTGTTATTTCATTTCCCATTTGAGCTTCGAGGGTTGCCTCAAGCTGTATTTGTTCCAATACTTGTTTTCCTTTCAATAACTGAACCTGATAGTTTGAATCAGCTTTAATCTTGGCCATCTCCTGTTCCTTCATAAGTTCCATGTTAGCCATCTCACGCTGTTTCATGATTTCAATCTGAGCAAGCTGCATTGCAGTTTGACGTTTAGCCTCCTCAGTCATAAGTGCAGACTGTTGCTGACCTTGAATTGTCTGCTGCAACATCATTTGTGCGTGTTGTTCCTCGCGCTGACGGGCTTCCGTCTCTTCAGTAGCCATGAACCAAAGCGCTTCATCAACATCTCCATTCTTCAAAAGCTGGGCTACACGCTCTACGCTTGAAGGACTTAATAAAACGGCTCCATCCTTAGTTGGCATTTGAGACATCTGTATGGCACGTTGAAGAATAGCGCTCTTTTCTTTTTCGTTTGGAAGGACCTTGCAAGTAATAGCTAATTGATCTAATGATAAGCCCTCAAGTTCATCAAGTGCATTAACCATAGTTTCACCAATAACGCTTTCATAAAACTCTCGAATCTTAGGGTCATATTCAATATCTATTCGAGCCTGGTGAATGATTCTCTCACCAAGTTTCTGTTTGAATTGACGCTCAGACTCGCGAAGAGGCCAGTTGGCATGATTTCCGGCAACGTAATCTGCCTCCATTACTCCAACTAATCGTTCCGCCGATTGATCTGGGCTTGCGGCCATCGCATCCGGAATACCCATAAGATCCTTAATCATCATTTGAATGTTTGCTATTTGAGCAAGCCATTCTTGACCCTGTGGACCAAGACCATTATCCATCTCAACAAGGGGTTGAGATACGTACTTACCTGTTGCCGCATTAAACTTAGTAGCAACAATCTGAATACCGTTCTGACGGTGGATGTGCATGAGGTCGAACAAGTCGTACTCTACACCTCCAATCTTGATGTTGGCGGCTTCGCCCACATCAATTCTATATCCTTTTGGAGCAGCAGCCCATACCGCCGCACGTAATTTCAATACCGCAAACATCAAATCATCAAGCAATCCCTTCACGCTGCGTGTAGGAGATTGTCCGTTGATTCGATGAATTACATATGAACTCATTGGAGAAAGGCCCTTCTGCATTTGGTTAGGCTTCTTCTTCCACTCGTAAATGCGATCTTGACCGGTTCCTGAGATGATATAAGAACCCTCATACCAATAATTACAAGAAACTTCGTCGTAGGTATCGTTTGGGTTCTTCTTCTTTTCTTCTACCGGCTTATTATTACGGATGTAACTTCCATAACCCTGCTTATTTACACGCTCTACATACTGCTTGTAGTCGGTAGACAAATACTCAAACTTCAAAACATAAACCTTGAAATCCATCCACACCCAACGATTTGTAGTGGAGTCCTTGCGTTCAAAGGCCCACTGAGGGATGGTTGATACGTTCGTTTGATAAGGCACATATGATTTAGCCATAGCTTGAATCTGCGCCTCATTAAATCCAGCATCTATAAGTTTATCAAAAATAGACTGTATAGTTTCCGCCTCAATATGACCAATAGCAACAGGCTCCTCTTGGTTGTCTTCATTCCAAAGCATAACCATTCGAGCAGGGTCAACATATTGAAACTTAACTTGACCGGTAATAGGGTCGTTGTAAATCTTTGCTGCACGGAAATGGAAGTCAATTGCATCGCGATTGAACTCCATTCGCTCTCCAGCCCAGTTAGAGGCCCTGAAGCCTGATTCAGCAAGTTTTTCCAAGGCTACCTCATACTTGCTTTTGAAAAAACCTAAACGATCCGCCATTTCAAGCATGGTCTCGTCTTTGGGTACAAAAGGCAACTTGAACTCAGGAAGACCAAGCTCTCGTGCTAAAGGGTTTGTATAATTCGCCTTAGCGTACAAATCGTATTTTTTACGCTTCTTTTTATTGATGATGTTTTTATCAAGAGAAACACAATCAAGTTTATAATCGTTATCTGAAAGAATTGATAGAAGAACATTCGATAGTTTTCGCATTGGAGAGAAAATGTCATAACTAATGTTAGCCATGGCCTTTCTCTGAGCCTTACTCATTCCCTTGGAAGTACCATTTGCTTCGTTTTGACTTATCCCCTTCGTGCCGATGGGAGATCCGTTGGTAAACCAGTTTTTGTATTTTTCTTGGGACTGATTGCCCGCACCGTAGTTTCTAGTTTCCTGCATTTCAGGAAGTTGAGTAT